ACCTGACCCCGTGGCGCACCCTGTCCGAAACGTCATGGAACGTGGAGCAGTGGTGGGAGCCAACCCGGATCATCTTGGAGGTGTTCCTAGCGGTGCTGCTTCTGCACATTTGCTTCAAGCTGTCGGCGGGGGCGTTGATCTTCGTGACGGTGATAGCGCTCGTAACGGTGGGCGTTCATCTGGTCGAGCTGTACCTGTGAGGTACGCGACGATTGTGGCCGACCCGCCGTGGGATCACTCGGACGGGACGGGGTTTTCCTTCGGTGCTCGCGACCCGCGTGGGCGCTCTGGCAAGCACGGGCCAACGTCACACACTCTCCCGTATTCGACAATGACAGTGGAAGAGATTGCATCCCTGCCCGTGGGCGACCTCGCCGAGCCGGGCGCTCATCTGTTCCTGTGGACGACAACGCGCTACCTGCACGACGCATACCACGTTGTTGATCGTTGGGGTTTTGTGCCGTCTGCTGTCCTCGTCTGGTGTAAGCCCGCGAATCAAGGGCTGTTCGGCGGCGCATTTCTTTCCAACGTCGAGTTCATCGTGTTCGCACGTCGCGGCTCGCTTGCCACGGTAGAGAAGCAGGGAAGTCGCTGGTTCACCTGGCCGCGCGGCAAGCACTCCCAGAAGCCCGAGGCATTCCAAGACATCGTGGAGCAAGTCAGTCCCGGTCCGTACCTGGAACTCTTTGCGCGTCGTAAGCGTCTCGGCTGGCACGTCTGGGGCAACGAGGTCGAGTCAGACATCGAGCTTGTCGCCTGATGCACGAACCGGCGCTAGAGGTCGAGACGGCCCGTATTGCCCGCCTGCCCGTCGAGGAGGCGCGGGAAGAACTGTCCCGTGTGCTGTCGCGGGCTACGAACGGTGCCGGGCAGGTTGACTCGTCAGCGCTCGACTGGAATGCACGGCTTGTCACGGCTCTCAGGTTGCGGGGGAAGAAGATATGGGGCGGGGACGGGTGAAACATCCGACCTGCCATGTACCCTGCCAAGGTAGAAGCTCCCGCGAGGCAGACACCTCCGGGAGCACGGTTGAACCTAGACAGGAGGCCCAACGTGGCTCAGGTTACTTGTTCGGTCGGCGAGTGCGAACGGAAAGTGCTGGCGGGTGGACTCTGCGGAATGCACTACCAGCGGCTAGCGAACTACGGCTCGACAGACGACCCGAGGCCGACCACCGAACAACGGTTTTGGGGCAAGGTGGACAAGGACGGCCCGATCCCATCGGCGAGGCCGGAACTTGGTCCCTGCTGGGTATGGACGGGGGCAACATCGGACGGCTATGGCCGCGTTGGGATTCGCCGTGGCACAGACCGTCCATCGACCGAGGGTGCTCATCGGATCTCGTACAGGATGAATGTCGGCCCCATTCCGGAAGGTCTAACCCTCGATCATCTGTGCCGCAATCCTCCGTGTGTCAACCCGGCCCATCTGGAGGCGGTCACGATGCGCGAGAACGTCCTACGCGGCGAGACGATTACGGCCTACGCGGCGTCCCGCACTCACTGTCCGCAAGGGCACGAGTACAACGAGGCCAACACGTACCGCTACAAGGGCACGAATCACAGGCTGTGTCGTGTGTGCAACCGCGAGCGCGCAAGGCGGGTTTCTCTTGCGCGTCGTAGTTCCGTTCACTGATCTACGGCCGGAGACATACCGCGCCGCTCGTGATTGGGTAGACGGCTGCGAGTTCGTCGCAATGGAGGACGACTACGCCTATGGACGCCTGCTTTGTCGGCTCTGGCGGGAGGGCGAGGACTTCCTACTCGCTGAGCACGACATGAACTGGACGCGCGAGCAGATCGCGCGCATGGACGAGTGCAAGCACGGCTACTGCGCGAACCCGTATCCGTGGACAACCACGGTCGGGCCTGCACTCGGCTTCACTCGATTCAGTGAGGACTTCCTTGTCACCTACCCCGATGCAGCCGAGATCGCTTGTCGTATCCCGTCGAATTACGGCGAGCCGGGGTACTGGAAACAGCTCGACGTGTGGCTCATGGCGGCGGTGCTCCGCGACTACTACCACGAACAGCCGCACTGTCATTTGCCGCCAGTCGAGCACTTGAACGAGGGGCGGTCGCTGCTACCGATTTACACCGGCAACCCTGTCACCACTTCGGTGCTTGGTCGAACCTACCTACCACCTGGAATGGTCGAGCGCATCGCGCACGAACTTCGCAGCTAGTCCCTGACGCACCCCTACGGACGTGGGTGGATGCTCGGTTTGCTTTGTGGGAACCGGAGGACTAGTCAGAAGGGAATGTAGTCAAGGCGCTGTCTTGTGCGAGCGCAGAGACACGAACCACCGAGCGGCTGCTTCGCGGGCCACAGGGGAGTGTGGTCGCCGTATCTGTTGCCCCGGCATAGGCGGACGGCAATCCCAACGCCCACGTCGTAGCGCTTCTTCTCTAGCGCGATGCGCCACCCGATCGTGCGCCCCGACTTTCCTTGCAACTTCCACAGTACGCGCTTGGCCCATAGCGGAAGGGCTGTCGTCTTGAGTGTCATGGTGGCAGTCTACCCGCCACCCCAGACAGGAGTCAACCCCGCTCTAACGATACGGCCCGCCATGCAAGAACCACCTGAGCACCTGGCCGAATGGTGCCTAGCCGACACAGACAGCCCGTGGGAAGCGCTTAGTCTTGCGGTCTGGCTGGCAGCGTCGGAATGGTCAGGTAGAAGCCGTCGGAACGGTCAAGTGGGGATGGCGTGACCTCGTTCTCGGTGGTGATGCCCACTGTGGGCCGTCCGAGTTTGTACGCCGCTATTGCCTCAGTAGTAGACGCCCTAGAGGATGACGACGAACTCATAGTGGTAGGCGACGGCAGACAGGATCACGCAGCCGATGTGGTCGAGTCGTTCCAGCCTGCCAACATCGTCTACATCGAGGCGAGCATGGACGGAAGTGTGTACGGGAACGCTCAACGGACGGCGGGCATGGGCATCGCTACCGGCTCGCATCTTCTCTTCCTCGATGATGACGACTGCTACATATATGGGGCGCTCGACACCATCCGTGACAACATAAATGCGTCATTGAGCGATGGGGCCGCGCACATCTTCAAGGCGCGATGGGGACTGGGGCACCACTGGCATGGGACGCTGTGGGCCGACCAGGAAGTACGCGAGTCCAACATCGCCACGCCCATGTGCGTCCTACCGAACCGCCCCTACTCCCGTAGCTGGATGGACTGTAACGACCGTGGCCGCAACGGGATCACTTCTGACTACGGCTTCCTGTCAGCGGCTATTGGTGAGTGTGACGGGGTGGAGTGGCACGACGCTTTGGTCGCTGTAGTCCGTCCCTGATCTACTTGCGCGGGCCGGAATCGAACCGGGCGTCCCCTCGCAGTAAGCGTTAGGACTCTGCCACTGAGCTACCGCGCTCCCCGCAGCCTATCGCGGGCGATACGTCCGCCCATGCGCCGCGAGGTTCCGTCCCTAACTACTGATTCTCCCCTAACTACTGGAACAGTAGTTTACCGCCGCCCCGTCAACGCCGGGGCAACCACCCAAGCCCGCGAGAAACATGCACACGGCGAGCTGGTCCTGCAAAGCTATTTCCGCCTGCCTTACGAGATCACCCGGCTTCATGGCTGGGGCGTCTCCATGCAACACTCACTAACCGGGCTGGTTCTGGACTGTGCGCCCTGGAAGACCAATCCGAACTGTCCTAGGCCACGGACTAGCGGGGAAAAGCGGAGGCATCTGGCGAGGAAGCGGGCTAGGGCTGCTCGGCGGTGCGGGCGGTGAAGTACCGCAAGCGCCCCGTTGTCATCGAGGCGATGCACTACGCAGGCGGAGGGAACTTCCACAACTCAGGTGGCGCGCTCCCTGAGTGGCTGTGGGAGGCATTCGAGGCCGAGACCATCACCACTACGGGCGGTGCCGACCCCATCTACATCGCCACGCTTGAAGGGCGCATGGAAGTCGGCGTCGATGACTGGATCATCCGTGGCGTTCAGGGCGAGTTGTACCCATGCAAGCCTGACATCTTCGCGCAGACATACGAGTGCTTGGACGATGCCTCGTGAGCGGCGCATGGGTAGGCCAGCCCGACGACGAAGCCCCCACTCCCCATAACGGCGGAACGATCACCACTCTCGGCGAGGTCATCATCGAGGCGCTTCCCGTTCGCATCGCATTCGGCTTTCAGCGTGCTAACGAGGACTGGGGCGAGGCTAGCTGGACGGCGGGGGATCTTCGGTGATGCCGTCCAGCTTGGCAGGTACAATGACACGGTTAAAGACCCCGCGAGGCAGTCACCTCCGGGGTCGTGGTCCAAACCTAAGTGGAGGTTCAGACATGGCACAGCGTACTTGTTCGATCGGTGGGTGTGAAGACAAACACTACGGCAAGGGCTACTGTCGCAAGCACTGGTATGAGGCGCGTCGTAACGGCACCCTTCCCGCGCCCTTGTGCTCGGTTGAAGGATGCGAGTCGGTCGTCGTCGGCCAAGGTCTGTGTCACAAGCACTGGCAGCGCATCAAGCTCCGTGGAATCGAGAACGTCGGCGAACCAGCGCAGCGCGATCTCTCAATCAGCGAGCGCTTCTGGGAGAAGGTCGAAAAGACCGAGACGTGCTGGAACTGGACGGCCGCAGTCACTCGCGGGTATGGACGCTTCTTTCCAAAGGGCAAGCCCGAGCAGGCTCACCGCGTCGCCTACGAACTGCTCGTCGGCCCCATTCCCGAGGGATTGACCATTGACCATCTGTGCTTCAACACGCTCTGCGTGAATCCGGATCACTTGGAGCCGGTGACCCTCTCCGAGAATGTGCGCCGAATGCACGCGGCGAGGGCAACCGACCATTGTCCACGCGGCCACGAGTTCACGGCAGAGAACACGCGGCTCAGCAAGGGCGGGAAGAGTCGCCATTGTCGCCAGTGCGATCTTCGGGAGAACCGCCGCAAGTGAATCTGCCCACGCTGGATATTCTCATCGCGTCTGTTTGGGCGAGACACGATCAGCTAGTAGCCCTGCTCGACCACCTGGCCCCGCAGCTTGGTCCATTTTACGGTCGAGCACGGGTTCTACTTGCTAGGGACGATGGAGTCGCCGCAATCGGCAGCAAGCGCAACCAGCTCATGCTTGCGGCCACGGCCAGACACGTCGCGTATGTCGATGATGACGACTGGGTCCACGACGACTACGTGGGCCGGATCATGGAGGCGCTGGTAGACGACCCGGACACGGTTGGCTTCCGCATTCGCTACCTCGTAAATGGCGTCGAGCAGAAGCCCGCCATCCACTCGATCACGAACGATGGGTGGAGCGAGACAGACAGCGCCTACCTGCGGGACCTGTCCCATTTGAACCCCCTGAGGAAGCGGTATGCCGTGATGGGTCTGCCCTTCCAGCCCGGATTCGGTGAAGATCGAGCATGGGCCGAACGGGTCAAAGCCACCGGGCTAGTCCAGTCGGAAGTGTTCATCCCCGCTGAGCTTTATTCGTACCGCTACTCGACCACAGACTCCCTTTTCGCTGGCGGCCCTCGCCATGTTGGGCAGGTTCCGCCGCTTCCCGAGTACGAGCATGTGCGGAACGTCCGGGCTGCCGGGTAGGCTGTCGTGATGGCAGTATCCGCGATGACAGGGAGGCGCTGATGGGGACGATTGAGAAGCCCGCGCTTGAAGTCGCGTTCCCCGAGTATCCGAAGATCGAGACGCTCTACAACCGGAACCCGGAGAACATGAAGAAGGTCATCGCGGGCGACCTTCGTAAGCAAGAGTTCGGGCTGGTAGACCGTTGGCTCGTCACTGAGAAGGTGGACGGGACAAACATCCGCGTACTACTGGGCTGGAACGAAGGGGAGCCATTCATCCGCTTCGGTGGCCGAACATCCGCCGCACAGATGTCTACTTCGCTTCTCGACTATCTCAGCACAACGTTTACCCTCGACAAGGTTGCCGCCGCCTTCGATGAAGGGACTACGGCTGTTCTCTTTGGCGAGGGGTACGGGCCAAAGATTCAGAAGGGCGGCGGTCTGTACCGCTCTGACATCGCATTCCGCTTGTTCGATGTCGCCGTGATCGGTAGCCGGACTTGGTGGCTCAACTGGAACGACGTGACGGACATCGCGTGGAAGCTCGGCATCGAGCACGTTCCGGTACTCGGGGATGATGTCACGACGGAGGAGGCGATTGGGCTGGTGTCCCTTCCGTCAATGACGGCGCGTGGGGACGGCGGCGCGGGTTGCGCGCAGGAGGGCGTTGTAGCGCGCACCGATCCTGGGCTGCTAATGCGCGACGGCAAGCGGATGGTCTGGAAGTTGAAAGAGAGGGATCTTTGACCCTAGACGACCTCCGCGCTCTCTACGCCCACCCCGAGGGCGATTTCCTCAGCGTCGATTCGATGGCCTGCGAGCTAGAGGTAGCCGAACTCCTCTACGCCCTCGTCCGCCAGTGCAAGCCGAACGTGGTGGTCGAGTGCGGTAGCGGGAAAGGGTACGCGTCGAGGTTCATCGCGGAGGCGCTAGGGGCGAACGGGGACGGCATCCTATTCAGCTACGAGCATGACCCGGAGTACGCCGTCCAGGCCCACATGATGCTGTCCAACACGCGCGGCGTCGTCATCGAAGGCTACTCCGTGGACTACGCCTACTCGAAGGGCGATCCCGACCTCGTCTTCATCGACTCCCTAGGTGGCGAACCCAGAGAACGGGACATGGATCACTGGTTCGCCTGCGCTGCCCGTCCTCTCATCGTTATCCATGACGCGAGCCATTACCCTCCGGCCACGTTTGCCCGTGGTGAGGGCGTTCTCTTGCAGGCAGGTAGGGGTGTTTGGGTTGGGAGGGCGCGTGAGTAGTCGCGTTTCATGTTGGCTCCACGGACACGACTGGGGAGAGTGGGATCACCGCATCTGGGAGAACCTATGGGGCGGACAATTTTACGTGCGGTGGTGTCGTCAATGCGGGGCGAGGCAGGCGAAGTGACCGCCAGCCATGCCTTTGATGAGCGCTACTGGAAGCTGTACCGCGAGGAGCGCAAGAAGCTCGTCAAGGCTGCCGACCCGAAGTGTCGCAAGACGTTCGCGGTTGTCCTGTCGCCGCAGCAGATCACACACGTAGCGCGCACAGCCCGCAAGCGCCATGAGACAGAGGCCGCATGATCGACGCCTTCCTAGCCGAAGTAGGCCAGTCCGCCTATGGGGAACCGCCCTCCCTGCGCTTCACTTACGACAAGACGCGCGAACTGATCGCGGACGGCGTACCGGGCGACCTCGTTGAGTGTGGCGTTGCGAACGGCGTGCATCCTGCGGCGATGTGGCGTGCCTGCCGTGACGAGAGCGAGAGCGTGCCCCGCAACATCCGCCTCTTCGATTCGTTCGCCGGGCTTCCAAATGGCCACAAAGACTTTGATCGCGAGTGGTCGAAACACTGGGGCGACGGTTCCGGCCGTCTAGAACCTACAGGCGTTGCTGCATGTTCCCTCGCTGACGTACAGGCCAACCTTGCACGGTGGGGATGCGAGCTAGATCAGTTCTCGTTCTTCGTTGGGTGGTTTGAGCGGACGTTGCCTGCTGTCTCTGGTGCGTGGCGGGCGAGGTATGAGGCTGGCGAGGCTGAGGGGATCGCGCTACTCAGGATCGACGGCGACCTCTACTCGTCAACGCTTGCCTGCCTTGCCTACCTTGAGCCTTTGGTCGTGCCCGGCGGTGTCCTAGTGGTCGATGACTTCAACCTCGATGGCTGCGAGCGCGCCGTCCGCGAATACTTCACCGGGACAGGACGCGCCAATCAGTTCTGGGGAAAGATCACCAACAGCGGGGATTACTGGACGGTGAAGGCATGAACAATCGCTACGCCGACATTCTCGACATCATCCCTGACGAGCCGAAGTGGTGGGACGAACACGCGGTCCCGCGCTACTGCGACTTCTCTCCTCGCGAGAACGCGAACATCTACGCAGACGAGGTAGTCCTGATGCTCATTCAGTGTCAGGACTGCGAGAAGGAATACAAGGTCTGCCTGTCTCTCTCGACAATGGGACGCTTCAATCGCGCCGACCCCGAGAAGCCGTACCCGTCGCTAGCTGAACGCATCGAGACACGCGAAATTCATTACGGTGACCCACCGAACAACTGCGGCGAAGGATGCTGCGCTGGTGCGACGATGAGCAGCGTCCCCGTGCGCGTGCTGGAGTTCTGGCGGCGTCCTGAAAAGGGATGTAACAAAGAGCGCGTGCCCGAACTTGAACGGGACGTGTGGCCCGACTGGATGACAGACGAGGACGACGCCGTATGACCGACTTCCCCGCTTGGACGGTAAAGGCGTGAGACTTCCTCGTAAGCCGAAGTTGTTTCGCGTCGTGAGGATCGATGGCCGCTTCCACATCATCTACCAGTGGGACAGCCTCTTCGGCTACAGGACAGAACCGCTCGCAGACATGCTCACGCGCAACCTGCTCATTGACGCCGAGCACACGCTAGGAGACGCGCTCATTGACGCTGGATGGAGTCCGCCCCGTTGACCGACTTCCCCAACCTCCTACCCGCGTTCCCCCACACAGCCGAGTTCGTCGTCCACGGACAGACCACCCTGCATGACATCGACTTCCAGCCCAGTTGCGGGTATGTGTCTGTTCAGGAGGCCCGGCTTCTCTGGCAGGCCGCGAGGGACTTTCCTGGGACGTGGTGTGAGATCGGTTCGCATACGGGGTGGAGCGGGGCGCATATTGCCCATGGGCTGGTCTGGACGAACGGCTACCTGCCGAGCGATGAGAACCTTCCAAGGGATCGCTTCCTCGTCGCCATCGAACCGCAGTTCGTCTACGCGGACTTCTTTCTTCGTGCGAGGGACAACTGGCACGGGGTAGGCGTTGACCGCTGGATTCTCCCCGTTGCCGCTCTCGGTAAGGACTACTTCGCCGGATGCGTCGAGACCTTTGCTGGTGCCTTCGTAGACGGCGATCACAGCGTAGGCAAGCCCCTCGAGGACGCCCGAATGCTCATGCCTCACCTGGCGGATAGATCCGTTGTGCTGTTCCACGATGGGGTAGGTGAGCCAGTACATGAGGCTGCTTCGTACATGCGGCATCAGGGGTTCCAGGTGCGGGTGTACGAGACTATGGCGCGAATGGTTGTTTGCTGGCGCGGCGACTGGGTGCCGCCGGAACTGCCATGACGACCGCTACCACGGCTACAATGGACAACGTAAAAGCCCCCGCGAGCTTAAGACTCCGGGGGCGTGGATCGAACCTGATTGGAGGCTCGAACATGGCGGATCGTACTTGTTCTGTCGGCGGGTGCGACAGACCCTTTTCATGCCGTGGGCTTTGCGAGTATCACTACACGCAGGCTCGTCGCGATGGCACCCTCGATGGCTTGCCATATCTACGCGACCCATCGGCCACTCTCAACGAGCGCTTTTGGGCGAAGGTCAACAAGACCGAGACTTGCTGGCTATGGACAGCCCATGACAACGGACTTGGCTACGGACAGTTCTGGGTGCCCGAACGGGGAAGGCTTGTCTATGCCCACCGCTACTCATACGAACTTCTTGTCGGGCCGATCCCCGAAGGGCTTGTACTCGATCACCTGTGCCTCACACCCTCATGCGTCAATCCTGCCCATCTAGAGGCGGTGACATTTCGGGAGAACGTTGCGCGAGCAGCGCGACTAAAGACCCGTTGTCCACAAGGTCACGACTACGACGAAGCCAATACGTGGCTTGACAAATACGGCAAGCGCCACTGCCGCACCTGCAACCGGGACAGGTCGCGCGAATACGAGCGCCGCAAGAGAGCAGAGGCTAGGAAGTGACCGAGCGTGACTGGTCGCAGTCATCGGAACAGGCAACGATCCTAGAGTGGGCCGATCGACGCTCGACGCACGGACGCTGGCTCAGCGTCGGCGAAACGGACGGCATCACGGCCAGCAACGTCCGCGCGCTCGCCCTACGCGGCTGGGGGGGCGTAGCGATCGAACCAGCAGCATGGGCATTCGACCGACTCGCCGAGTTGTACGCCGACCGTGACGACGTAGAGGTAGTGCAGGCCGCTCTCGTTGTCGAGCCATCACCGCTGATCCGCTTTCACTATGCGCGCGATCTTCTCTCGACAACGGTCGAGGACTACCGCGACAAGTGGGCCAAGTCTGGTGTCCCGTTCACGCCTACCTACGTTGCCGCTATCACGGTCGAGCAGTTCCTATCTGTGCTGCCCGGACCTTACGACCTGATCTCAATCGACGTTGAGGGTGGCACGTTGGCGCTGTGGGACGAACTCCGCAGGCTCGACGCATTCGCACCGGGCGCGCTGGCGATTGTTGAAGCCGAGGATGGCAATGAGCGCTACCGGATACAAACCGCCGCGCATGAGGGATTTGCTCGCCTTGCCGTGACTAGTAACAACGTCCTAGTCGAGCGCATCTAGCGATACCGGAGGGCGTGAGTCGTCGCTTTCGTGTTCCCCGCTCCCGTCACGTCGTTACGTGTTTGCCGTGTGGCTGGCGCGAAGCAATCCGCCCCGGTCTCCACATTCCTGGTCGCTGCCCGAATGACGGGTCCCGCCTGGAGCACTTCAACACCGTGATTGACGACCCGGACGAACTCGCGCAGATCAGGCGGGACGGGCAGGACTCTCGCAGGCCGACACACTCGTTCAGCGTGCGGAGGGCGGCGTGAGCAAGGAAGTTCTCCTGCTGGTCGCGATCAAGACCGACCAGCCGAACATCGCGAACCGTCTCAGGACGATCCTCGCTTCGTCTCAGGCGTTCACGCCCGACAGTGAGGCCCATGCGTTCGCCAAGCCCGTCGATGAACTGACCGCACACGACCACGACGCCCTGACCGCGCTTCTTGGCGAGTCTGCCGTTGAGGGTCTGCGGATCGGTTCCGTCGTCGCTACGACTTGACCCGCCGGGTCCTGCTTTCGGTTGCCTCGGGCGCGTGGTATCCGCTCGGTCAGCAACGCCTGATTGAAACCGCCGAGGAGAGGGGTGAAAACTCGACGCGCTTGTTCTGGCGCGACGAGTACCCGCCCGGAAGCCCATCCCACGAAGAAGCCCCTTACGCCTTCAAGCCCTACGCTTTCCAGCAGGCCCGAACTCTCGGATTCGACCAGGCGATCTGGTTGGACGCATCGGTCTGGTTGCACCGTAAGCCCCTAGATGACATTTGGGCCAGGATTGACGAGGACGGCTGGTATCTCGAACCGGACGGCAACATGGTCGGCAACTGGATCGGGGACAGGCAGCTCGAACTGGTCGGACTGACCCGCGATCAGGCCATGGACATACCTCTCTTTGAGGGCAAGCTCATAGGTCTCGACTTCCGCAACGAAACAGCCTGCACCTTCCTTAACGAGTGGACAGACCTTGCCGACCGGGGAGGCTTCAACGGCAAATGGGACAACGCCGACAGGTTCGAGTCGCCGGATGAGCGTTGCAGGGGTCACCGGCACGACATCGCTTGCGGGTCACCGATCGCGCACAGGTTGGGGATGCGTTACCAGCCTTTCAAGCGGGTCGGGTTTCCTGCTAATGGCGATCCGGGGGACGAAATTACAGTGATGGCCGAGGGCCTCTGATGGGCGTCCGTATTTCATGGCGGTGGAGTCGAATCAAGCCGGGAGTTGCGCGGCCGACGTTCTACCACCTGAGAACACAGCGGCGGAACCCACTCGATGACAAGGTGCTCCGCATCGGACCGTTCCAGGCGCGATGGTGACGCGATAGCCCGAGTCGCACGCCAACTGGCGTGAAACGACAAAGGAGAAATCCAAGATGGGACAGTTCCACGTCGTCGTCAGGGCGGTCGGTAATCACGGCTGCGAGCGCGACAAGAAGGCAGGCGAAACAGTCATTGGCTGCGAGCGCCCCGGATGCACCGATTGCATCACCCGCGAGTATGTGCGCCGCTTGAAGAAGTCAGGCGCTCAGGTCTACGTCGCGGCAATCGACCATTGGCCCACTGGCACGATCGACACAGTGAACCCGCTTGAGCCTACGGGCCAGGTGCAGGACGATCTTGTGACTGGCACGCGCACAGGTTCGTTCTAGTGACGGCTGGCGGCGCGCTTCGTGTTGTTTTGGCTGTACCGACAATCGAGGCACGTCGCCCCCGCCGTGAAGGACTAGAGAAGCTGTGGAGAGAACGCACACCCGAGGCTGATCTAGAGATCGTGTATTCGGAGGCGGGGACTACGTGGGGGGACGGGCTGAATGCGATCTATGAGCAGGTACGGGACGATCCGCCCGATGTTTTTGTGTGCGGCAGCGATGATATGTGCCCGGCCGACGAGCGGTGGGAACCGGCGCTCCGCATGTGGCTCGACAAGGGCTACTTCACCGTCCCGCGTGTAGACGATCCCCGCTTCGTCAACTACGGCTCATCCCTTGGCGCGCACGTACAGGTTGAGGACGGCGCACCGGCAGACATGAGCACGTTCCCGATCCTCAAAGGCGAATGGCTAGACAAGGTGTTCCCCGTCCCCGAAGGCTTGCACTATTTCTGCGATGGATTCATCAGCCTCATGGCCCATCTGAACGGCATCAGGGCTGTCGCGGTCCCGTCCTGTCGGATCATTCATATGCACGCGATGGAAGGCAGAGGCGCGGGCTACCCGTCCGAGAACTTCCGCCTACACATCGACACGGTGCGCTACACGCGGGCACTAGAGGCTCGCGGCATCGACCGGCTCTCGCTGCCCCAGAACCTCAGAGGTCATATGTACCAGGAGGAATACCAGGAGATCGGGCGGGCCTTAGGGGCTTAGTAGCTCGGCAAGCACCGCGAACGGGCGACTGAACGGCTGACCAACGGGAGCGCGACCGACGAAACGCCCCGTAACGATGCGAGGCTCGGGCGGGTGACGGCGCTTCGGCGCAACGCCACGACGCGAGCGCAGACCTTCCGGTACGCGATCCGCCTTGCGGTGATTGCACTCGTAGCAGAGCGTCTGGAGGTTGCTGTATCCGTTACCGCCGCCACGCGACAAGGGAAGAATGTGGTCGATGGTCAGTAGGGCATTGCGCGGGAATCGCCCGAGGTTGTGACGGGCGTTCTCGATCACGGAGAGCACTTCCTCGATGGTCTGAGAGAACCCGCAATGAGCGCAGGCGAAGCCGTCGCGCTTGTAGACGCTCATTCGCTTCTCGAACGAGATGCCTGCCATTACGCCACCCTACATGGCACCCCGGACGGCAGCAAGCGCCTGAACCGATAACGCGATAGCTAGCCCGATGGCCGACAGCGTCACCACAGGGGACGGCAAGTTCCGCAACGTCAGCTTCGGACCTGTGAGCCGTCATCAGGTACAGAAGGCATCAACCTCGCGCCAGTCACCGTATGCGGAGATCGGACGTACCGGGCTTCGGCAGTGGGGCGGGTACGTTCTTGAGGAATGGCTTACTGAGCTACAGGGGCGGCGTGGCGCGGAGGCGTACCGGGAACTCAGTGACACTGACCCTGTAATCGGGGGCATCCTCACCGCGATCGAGGTTCTTGTTCGCAAGGTGACGTGGTGGGTTGAGCCTGCATCGCCCGACAACATCGACGGGCAGGCGCAAGAGTTCATTCAGGGGATGTTCTTTGAGGATCTAGAGAACTCATGGAGCGACACGGTTAGCGAGATCCTTTCGTTCCTGCCGTATGGGTTTCATGTGGCGGAGACCGTGTACAAAAAGCGCAACGGGCGCAACTCGATGTTCTCGGACGGGAAGATCGGACTGGCGAATCTCGCCACGCGCGCACAGGACTCGTTGCTGCGCTGGGACTTCGATGAGTACGACAACTGGACCGCTTTCGTCCAAAGTCCCCCGCCGAGCTACGGCGTCTACACGATCCCGCGCGAGAAGGCTTTGCTGTTCCGCACGAAGGTTCACAAGAACAACCCAGAGGGCCGGAGCGTGCTTCGCAACTGCATCAAGCCTTGGTACATGAAGAAGAGCTTTGAGGGTCTTATGGGCATCGGTGCGGAGCGTGACCTGGCCGGTCTGCCGATGCTCACCCCACCGGCCGACGTGGACATTTGGAACGGGAACGATCCGGCGATGGTGCAGCTCAACGCTGATTCAAAGGCGATGGTCACGCAGGTACGTCGCGACGAACTAGAAGGCGTCGTGAAACCTGCCGGGTGGGAGTTCGAGCTGATGAAGGGCGGCGGCTCTCGCGCCTTCGATCTTCTTGCGATCATCCGCTATTACGACGAGGTTATGGCGCGGAGTCTGCTCGCTGACGTAATCACGATGGGCGGCGACAAGGCGACAGGAAGCTACGCGCTCTCGAACAACAAGAAGGACCTCTTTAACGGGGCGATCGAGTCGCACCTTGACCAGATCGCCTCAGTGTTCAATACCGACCTGATCCCCCGCGTCTACCGACTGAACGGAATGGAGGCCGCTGGGGGCTATGCGCGCCTCTGTCACGGCCCCGCCGAAGAGGTTGACCTTGACGGCATCGCGGAGATTCTGACCGCCGCATCCAGCGCGGGCGCTCCGCTCTTCACGGGCGACCAGGCCGACCCGCTGCTCGCATGGCTGCGTGAGAAGATCGGCGCTCCGAGTGCTGAGGCCGGGGACACGTCCGAGGGCGAATAGTGCCCGTCGTCTACTTCCGCAAAGAGGCAACCCCCACCCCGGAACAACGGTCCTGGCGTGCCCGTATAGCCGCCAACGAGAAGCCTCTCATTGCCGCTTTCCTGCTCTGGGTTGACCGTCTCCACGAGCAGCTAACCGACAACGTGTTGGCGAACGCGATCATTCACCGCAGCGCCGGGATGCTCGACCACATCTTGCAGGCCGTAGCGTTCCAGCCCGTCCTTCTCCCCACGGCGCTAGACGAGGCAGAGCGGGCGTTCGAGGACGTTGCCCACCTGAACCCCTACCTGCATCTCAGCTTCAACTTGCACAACCCGCATTTCGACCGGATGGTGCAGGCTGAGCAGGCAAGGCTTGTCCGTGAGGTGAGCACGGAGACACGGAGGGCTATTGCCAACGTGGTCAGCCGGGGCTATGCGAGTGGGATTCACCCTTACGTGCTTGCCCCGCAGATCAGGGAGGTTGTGGGGCTTACCTCACGTCAGGCGAATGCGGTGATGAACTTTGCGGAGGGACAGCGGAAGCTGGGGCGCAAGCCGGATCAGGTGGCGTCGTCGGCTATGCGCTATGCGGGGAAGATGCGGACGGCGCGGGCGAAGCTGATCGCGGTTAGTGAAACATCGAAGGCGGCCACCGCTGGAAGAATCGCCGGGTATATGGATGCCGGGGCGCAAGGTCTATTCAATGTCGCGACGGCGGAACTTGAATGGTCAGCGGTCCAAGATGATCCCGAAGAAATCTGCGCGCAGCATGACGGCGAAAGAGTACCGCTAGGCGACGATTGGAACGGGGACTTGCCAGGATTCGTACACCCCGGCTGCCGCTGTAGCTGCTTCCTGGTACTCGGCGACTGACCGCGCAAGCGCATTCGCCTCGCTCTTGATTTGCCATTCAGGAAGTCTTACTACGCCATAGCCGCGCTGTAGAAGGTCGGCGTTCTTTCGCTCGTCTCGTGCGATCACTTCGGCCCTTGCGTGCCAGTAGTCCCCATCGCACTCAACGACGATCGGTGCATCGACTAACAGGAAGTCAACCGACCAGCGGCCGATCCTTGCCTGTCGTTCGTACTTGACTCCAATCGCATCGAAGGCAAGTGCCATTGCATCTTCGATGCTTGAAGAACGACCGCCTTGCGCCGCACAAGACGCCGCACCTTGGCACTGCTTGGAGCAATACTTCGCCGCCCCGTCCCTAACTCTGCATTGCTTGATTAGGAATGGCTCCCCGCACCACTCGCACGGCTTTTCTTCGGACGAGTAGAGGGGGTGATCTGTGCCCGTGACGCGCCGCTTGGCCTCGTGGGAGCACTCGCGCGAGCAGTGCTTGGGCTTGCGGCCCCGCCGCGTGGCGGAGACGGGGCGCTCATACTCCACGCCGCAGATTTCGCAGTTGAACTTGAGCCACTCTCCCTTGAGCGGAGATGGCGGATAACCTGTCTCCCGCTTTTGGCGGTGGTATTCCAGGATGGACTTGCGCGCCGCCGGGTTTGGTTTTCCGATGCGACCCAGGGCAGTACCCGCCGCGCCGCACTCCTTGGAGCAGTACGTGCCCTTTCCCTCCCCCTGGCGGGTTATGTATTCGGGAACGAACATGGTTGCACCACAGAACTTGCACTCACGCTCGGTCAGTGGCGACCGCCTGCATTTGACCGAGCAGAATCGCTGGCCGTGGTCGATCTTCCACTGCGGAATGGTGAAACTCTCCCCACAGCCATCACAAGAGATCGTTACCGAAGTGGGTAGGCGGCGCGGTCGAAAGTCTCGCGTCTCATACCCACTCGCCCGAACGTCATGCAAGATCGTCTGGTAGTAAAGGCCGAATCGAGCGCCGAGCGCGGTCGATGTCCGCTCACTCAGTGGAACACTCTCATCGAAGTAGGCCGCTACAACCTTAGCTCGCCGCGCCGCCAGTTCCGCCATCGTCCCTGCCACCTTGACATTGTACGTGGCACCCCGGACGGAATCCCCTGCCCTCGCGCCCCGCCGATATCCCCCACCCGTGGAACTCGTCCGCCGTCCCCTCCCCGTCCTCGTTCGCAAGTCTGGCATCGAGGGACAGATCGGAGCGGTTGCCGACAGGTTCAAGCCGGATGGTGGCTACGGGGGGTGCGCGTGGAACCCCGAGACCAAGACCGTCTTCTGGCAGGGCGCTGACTGGTCGAGTACCGAAGACCACGACGCGGCGCGGGATGCCTTCCTGGCGATTCCCGGCGTTGAGAACTTCGACGGCGAAGCGGAAGCAGCACTCCCCACCGCTGGCGACTGGCAGATCATTCGCAAAGACGCCCCAACAGCCACAGATGTTCACGTAGACGTACCTCTAGGCGAGGCCAAGCCGAAACGAAAGCGCAAAAAGGGCGAACCGGTGGAGACTTCTACACCCGAGCTGTCAGTCCTCAAAGCAGACGACGAGGCACGGGTCGTATACGGCATCGTCCTCGAACCAGACGTGGAGGACTCACAAGGCGATGTCGTCAGCAAGGAGGACGTTGAGATTGCCGCCCATCGCTACCTCTACCAGCAGGGTCTAGCTATCGGAGACCAGCACCGGAAGATGGCCCCCGAAACAGTCCGGCCTGTCGAGTCCTACATCGCCCCCTGTGATTTCCAAATGGGCGGACAGGTCGTAAAGGCCGGGTCGTGGGTGCTGGCCGCGCATGTTCCCGATGACAACCTTTGGGAGCAAGTCAAGAAGGGCCACAAGGGGGCGTGGTCGGTTGGCGGGAGTGGCAGGCGTTCGCCGATGGTTGAGGCCGTAGCGAAGGACGCGCCAATGGCATCGCCGCAGCCCGTCCACGTCCACGTCAACTTCGGGGACGGCTCAATCACCCCCGTCATCCACAACCACATGCCGGAGCATGGCGAGCACACCGTCAACGTTCATGTTCCCGAGCAGGCAGCGCCAGTCGTACACAACCACGTTGAGCCTGCCGCAGCTCCCGAGGTTCACAACCATGTGAATGTCGAAGCCCCGAAGCCGAAGTCTGTCCGCGTCGAGACCGCAGAAGACGGCAGCAAGCGATACGTGCCTGAGTGAGCGCCGACTACTACACCGGCCCCGTCTGCTACCAGGACGGCTGGCATTACTCCGTCGATGAGAACGACCAGCCCGACAAGCGCCTCTACCTCGATGAGAAGGACGGCAGCTATCGGTACGCCACCGACGAAGACAAGTCTTGGCACGAGCGCCAGCACGGACAGTACGCCCACATCGCGCTAGAAGATGGCGGCGCTGGCCTCACTGTCACCGCCGACGAACTCGACGCGATCCAGGCTCTACTCGCTGAGAGGCGCGGCTAGTGGCGTCCGGCAAGTCTCAGGTCCAGATCAGCAAGCTGCTTAACGCGCAGTTCAATGCTGCCGCGTACTCATCCCCGGCGACGCTCTACATGGCGCTGTGGACGGCAACGCTGACAGCGGCATCTACGGGATCAACGGCGGGCGAAGCTTCCTACACGGGCTACGTTCGCGTGGCCGTGACCGCGAACACGACCAACTTCGCCACGTCTACCGCAGGCGCGGCGATCACGAACGCTACCGCGATCACCTTCGCAGCTAACGCCGGAGTGCTGAACACCGTCACCTTCTTTGCGATCTGTGACGCGAGCACCGCCGGGAACATTCTCTACTTCGGCTCGGTGACTTCTACGGCGGTTAACCCCGGCGACACACCACAGGTCATCGCCACCGCGCTAAGCGCGTCCGAGGCGTAACCACCCGTGGCCGCAGGTCACGTCCAGGTAGCAGTAGACGGCGCAGGTAAGGACGTTGACGCCGACTCCCTAACCTCCACCGAGGCGGGAACACCTACCGTCTACCGCCAGAACGTCGTGGTTGCCGACCCTGCGACCTACGCGAACAAGATGAAGGTGTCGGCGGCAGGGGAGGCAATCATCCGTCGCGGGGCCGTGCCCGCCTACTCGGGCCGTGTCGCAACGTTCCGCACGCCAGGACGCGCGGGCACGGCCGGGCAGAAACTCTTTGCGCTACACAACGCGACCGGCTCGACTGTGGTTGTCCACGTCAACATGATCGCCATTGACCTCGTTCAGACGGTCGTCAAGGCGGTAACGGTGCTTCCCCCGATGATCCGGGCGTGGAAGGTGACTGTTCTACCAACGAACGGGACCGCGCTCACGAAGACCCCGCTCGACTCGGCCCTTGCGTCTAGTACATCGGTGACGGTGTTCGGGGACGCATCAGCGGACGGCACGAGTTCGGCCACCGCACTCACCGCGACCCTTCCGGCCGGGACGAAGCTAACGCAGGAGTACGCCCCACGCCTCATCACCGCTGCGGGCTACGAGATGTTTGACCGGACGACGTTCTTCGACGGGGACACGTTCGTTACGCTGCGGGCGCTTGAAGGGATCGTCGTGTTCGCTGACTACGTTCTAGCCACGCAGAACCCGATCACGGACATGTGGCTTGTGACGTGCGAGTGGGACGAGTTCTAGCCGTGCGCCCCAAGGGGTAGCCCGTGCTGCTTGCGCTCCGCTCGCTGTGGGAGGCGGCGTCGTCGTCCACGAAGGCGGTAGCGCCGACGCTCGCGGGCACGTCCTCTCTTACGGCGACGGTAACGCCTCTACATCGGCTCTCCGTCCCCCTGGCGGGAACCTCGACGCTCTCCACGACCGTCGTACCGCTGCAACGCTTCACCGTTGCCCTAGCCGGTACGTCGGGTCTTACGGCTGCCGTCACGAAGGCACCCGTCACGAAGGCGGTCACGGTGGCGCTGGCCGGGACGGGTTCGCTAACGGCAGCCGTGACGCCTTACCAACGGATTCCCGTGGCGCTCTCGGGCGCATCCTCGCTGACGGCCACGATCACCCCCTACCATCGGTTCACCGTCACGCTGGCCGGAACTTCCTCACTGGCCGCAACGGTCACGCCGTATGCACGCATCACCGCATCACTCGCAGGAACATCGACTCTCTCGGGGTCGGTCACCACTGGCGGCGGGGTCATCCGGTCAATCTCGCCCACACTCGCCGGGACGGGTTCGCTCGCGCCCAACCTCGACCCGCTGGTGAGCATCACAGTCTCCCTAGCTGGAACGTCCACCCTCGCGGCCCAGCCCGGCTTCATTCGCTACATAGGCGACCCTCTCCTAACCGGCCCAGGTCAAGTGACAGGCACGGGTCTCGTTACGGGGTGGACTCTGACGCTCAGCGGAACCTCGTCGCTCTACGCAACTCCCACCAGTCGCCCGAAGAAACAGGACGGCGGTGGCGGCTCATCCTCCGGTCGCCGCAAGGTCAGCCCCTCCACACTCGCAAGACTTCGCGCTCAGTCACAACGGATGGTGCATAGAGGACGGGCCGTACCTCTCGGAACGGCTACACCCGTTAAGGAACACGTACAGGCTGTGCAGGTTGAGGATGACGGGGAGGCTCAGGAGGTTTTGCGGATTATGGGGATGCTTTAGGCGTGGGGGCTAGTTGGCGAAGCCGACTAGGCGCTCGGCGGGCTTCCGCGCGTAACCATCCGCGACGGCATACAACTCAGCGAGTGTCTGCGACGAGTTAGGAATCCAGTCTTCCAGTCCGCGCTCCGTCGCCCATTCGTGTGCATCCTCGGAGTGGAACTCCGCGAACGTGATTTGCATAGCGCAGCGACCCGGACGCGCGACGGCAGGATGGAGTTTCTTCAGCTCGTCATTCGTCGTTACGAGAACGAGGATCTTCAAGCCCTGTCCGATCATCCCGTCCACAGTGTTAAGGAGTCGAGACAAAGCCTGCCCGGTCTTCTCCTTCGCGTCAGCGGCGAGAAGTTCGCCCGTATCTTCAAGCACGAGCACGCGCCACTTCGTTGATGGCTTACTGCCGCCATCGTCGTCGGAGTAGATGTATTCCTCATGTAGCAGCACGTCGATCAGGTAGTCGGCGTGGTCGCCGAACATGCGGTCCGGGTCCACGATGTAGTGCAGGCTCCCCCACTTGCGCCATTCCCAGGCCAGCGCGCGAAGGGCGTGCGTCTTGCCAGTCCCCGGCTCGCCCTGCCATAGAACTAGCTGTCCTCCGTGTGACGGGCGGAAACTCTCGTCCATCATCTCCGCAAGCAGGCGTCGCGTTTCAGTCGGGTAGTTCCCCTCGACCGCCTCCCACGGTGCGACCGCAATCTGGCGCGACACGGTGCGCGGCCCATGCGGGCTGTATGTCCAGAAAGAAACCGGCACCGAGTCAGTGCTTGGCTCCGAACGAGGAAATACACCGAGTAGTTCAGCCACGCACTCGTCGCGCGCTTCGATACTGGCCGCGCCGACCTTGATACGCACTTTCCCATCCTCAAGTGCTGCCGATGCGATCCAGTCTTCGCGCTCAATCACGGTCTGTGACGTGCGCTCGTCGGTCAACGTGAGGATCGTTCCGTCCAAATCCGGTGGTCCCTCTATGCCGGTTGACCATGACGCTGAGTGAACGAACGACAATCCGCGCTCGGCAACCCTGTCGAGAAACACGGCACTGTTCAGGGGAGCATCAATGCCCCACGCGGGAGATATCCAACCTGTCATAGAGGCAGCCTACATGACACCCCGGACGTAGCGCAAGCCCGAAAGCCTGAACCACCCTTCCGATAACGCCCGTTCGGATGGCTCGCAAGCTCCACGACATTCAGCCCGGAGAGGTTTCTCTGGTGCATCGCGGCGCGAACAGGCGTCGTTTTCTGCTTGCGAAGTCCGGCGAAGTCGAGTTTGACGAGACGATTGCCAAGATTCTCGATGAGCCTGCCGAGGGTGAGGACGCACTCCTGGAGCGTGTCAAGAAGGCAGGCGGCGACGAGGAAGTCCTGCTTGCCGCATCCGCCTATGCCCGGCTCGTTGAGGCGATCCCCGCCGACGTGCTGAAGGCGATCACGCCCGCACAGGCCGACGAGGACGAAGAGAACGCGAACGGCACCGAGGGAACGTCCGACGACAAGGACAACGAGGACGAAGAACTCGCGAAAGCCTACGAGTCCGTCATCAAGCGCACGTTCACCGCCGACCAGCGCAAGACCCTAGTCACGAACGGCGCGGCCCTCTCGAACGGCTCATACCCGATCGAGAACGTGGCCGACCTCAAGAACGCCATCCACGCGGTCGGTCGTGGCAAAGCACCGCACGCAGAGATTCAGGCGCACATCAAGAAGCGCGCCAAAGCCCTAGGCGCTGAAGACCAGCTCCCGGACGAATGGAAAGTCAACAAGGAGGAAACGGACATGACGGACACCGCAACGGTGCCGGTTCGCAAGGAAGACGGCTCGTGGGACCTGTCCGCTGTGCCCGATGAACAGCGCCCCGCATTCGAGTTGATCCTAAAGGCTCAGGAAGACGAGAAGGCCGAGCTTGTCAAGAAGGCCGAAGAGCAGGCGACGAAGGCTGAGAACGCCGAGAAGATCGCCAAGGAAGAGCGCGACGTTCGCGAGACCCGCGACTACGAGTTCGGCCCCGTGCTGAAGTCGATCGCCAACGCCGAGCGGGACGGCGCACTCCCCGAGGGGACCGCCGCGAAGCTGGACGAGGTTCTGAAGGCTGCCGACGAGCAGGTCAAGGCGGGCGACCTCTTTAAGGAGGCCGGTCGTGCAGGCCAGGGCACCGGCAAGGGTGACGCAGAGTCGCGCCTCGAAGCCGCAGCCGATGAGATCCGCAAGGGCGACAGCAAGCTCACGAAGTCGCAGGCCATCGCGAAGGCGCTCGATGACAACCCGACCCTGTACGACGACATGAAGAAGGAGCAGGGCTAATGGCCTACTCAGTCAACACAGGCCAGGACTTTTCGTTCCCGGCCTCGGGCGATCTTTCGGCCGACCAGCACCTGTTCGTCAGCTTGAACGGCTCCTCGCAGCTTGCAGTCGCGGGGGCGAACGTGTCCGTGCTCGGTGTTCTCCAGGATGCCCCGTCTGCCGCAACTCGCGAGGGCACCGTCCGTTGCTTCGGCATCACGAAGGTCGTCGCGGGTGGAACGGTCACCGTGAACGACAAGGTTGCATCGGACGCATCCGGTAAGGCGGTCAAGGCGACCGTCGCCAGCGTCACCGCAGGAACGCCGGAAAAGCTCGCAGGTTCCTACACCGTCGGGATCGCCCTTCAGTCCGCAGTCGCGGGCGACAAGTTCGCGGTTCTGCTCACCCACTCCGGCATCACCAACTAGGCCAGAAAGGACTAGGAAAACAACATGCCTCAGCCCTATTCAGGCCAGGTCCATATCGATGTTGCGCTGACGAACATCAGCGTCGCATACCTTCAGTCGGCGAACGACTACATCGCCCCGAAGGTGTTCCCCGTCATCCCGGTTCAGAAGCAGTCCAACAAGTACTTCATCTATAACCAGGGTGACTTCTTCCGCGATGTCGCCACCCTGCGCGGCCCCGGCTCCGAGTCGTCGGGCGGCGGGTACAACCTGACGACCGGCTCGTACTACTGCGACGTTTGGGCACACCACCAGGACGTTGACCCGCAGATCCGGGAACAGTCTGATGTGCCGCTCGACGCTGACCGCGACGCAACCCTGTGGGTTACGCAGGTACTCGCGATCCGTCGCGAGGTTCAGTGGGCGTCGAAGTTCTTCACCACGTCTACCTGGACGGGTTCCACCACGGGCGGAGACATCACGCCGACCACGAAGTGGGATGCGGCATCCTCGACCCCCATCGAGGACATCCAGACGCAGTCGTTCAAGATCAAGCAGATGACCGGCAAGTGGCCGAACAAGTTGGTGCTCGGCACGAATGCGTACAAGGGTCTCGCCAATAACGACGAGTTCCTCCAGCGCTTCAAGTACACGACGGCCGGGTCGGTGATTACACCGGGTCTGATCGGTTCGGTGATCGCGCCCCCGGATGCTCCGCAGGCTGCGGACGGTGGCGGAGGCTTCGAGGTGCTGGTTGCCTCGGCGGTCTACAACACCGCACATGAAGGTGCCACGGACTCGTTCAGCTTCGTTGCGACGAATACGGACGCGCTGCTCTGCTACTCGGAGCCCAACCCTGGCATCATGCGCCCGTCTGCCGGGTACACGTTCGTCTGGACGCCGATCGGCGGCTACGAGGCGCGCATCCATCAGATCCCGATGCCGGAACTCGGCATTGGCACCGATGGCAACCCGACGATGCGCGTCGAGGGCCAGATCACGATGGACGCCCATGTCGTAGCCCCCACGCTCGGTGCATACTTCAGCGCCGCGACCTCGTAGGTTCGATGAGGCTCTACGTTACGAACGCGCCGCTCACCGTTGACAATGACGGTGGGCGGCGCATCGTGCCGACAGGTGAACTACTCGACCCGGCTGTTGTCGCGTCGTGGGATTGGCGTGGCCTGGACGCGCTCATCGACACCGACAAGGTAATCGTCTATGACACCGACGAGTACGAGGCGGTGCTTGCCGAATACGAGGCGCGGTTCGCCGCAAAGAAACCCGTCGCACGTAAGAAGCGTGAGGTTGTGGCGGCATGACCGGAGCGGGAAGTCTCCCCTACCGTAACGCCGCACTCAAAGGACTCGTCGCGGGCGGAAACGTTGCATCCGGCAACGGCGTACTCCGCACGCTAGAGATCCTCAACCTGGACGCTGCGGTCGGATGGCTCCAGGTTTTCGATGCTGCAAGCAACGCCAGTGTTACGCTCGGCACGACCGTTCCGGTGCTGTCCTTCGAGGTTGCGGCATCCGCCCAGCGCCACATTGACGACATCGGATACGGCTACAACCTCGGACTTGTGTTCGCCGTCACCACCACCGATGGTGGGAGCACGGCTGCTACTACCGGGCTTGACATCTCCGCAACCCACGGCTCTCGCTGACATCTGGCCCGCTCGCGGGCTTCCGGGCAATTAGCCTCGATCCACGGGAGCACGCTATGCGGCGCGCGGCTTCGCAAAAGGCCGTGGACCAGTTGATGGCAGTCGAAGCAAAGACAGACCAAGTTCTCAACGGCATGGTTCGTCTTGGTGAGGTCCTTGTGGTGAATCGTGATAGTTGCTTCCTCGTAAGAAGCGTCGCAAATGACGCAGCGCGCTCCGTCTCGCTCCCATGCATCGAGTCCGCCCTGTCCGTACCGACTGCGAATCGAGCGCAGCCGCTGTCGGCTATTCGGTTTTCCTTGGTGCGTCCCAACTCTCTGAGAACGCGCGTGTGTCTCGTACTGACGGTTTGTCTCGACAGCCTTCGCGCGGTGCACGGCACAAAGGGTGCGGGAGGGCCACTCCACGCGCTCGTCGCAGGACACGCACAGTCCCTTCTTCTTCTGGTCTGCGCGCCTCTCCTTGACACGCTCGCGTTGGATCTCAAGACAGCGCTCGCAGCACTTGCGCCCCGCAGCGGCGTCCGATGCACAGTTTAGGCACTTGCCCCGCATACGACGGAGGGCGGCATACACGGTGTTCTCATGCAATCCAAGAACGCGAGCCGTTTCGCGCCCGGACCCCGTGCGCTCATATGTCTCGCGGATCTGATCTTGATCGGCGGCGGTACGACCAGGCATCAGTTTATTCCCCCGTCCCGTTCCGTACAATCCTCCACGCGAGACCTCCTAGTTAGGTCGAGCCACGTCCCCGGAGTCGCAAGCTCGCGGGGACTTTCTATTGCTGCCATTGTACCTGCCAAGGCGGACGTTCCAGCGATACCTAGACCATGCAGATAGCCGCCGAAACACACACCGACCTACAGACTTCGCCGACGCTGCTAACCGGCTCGTTCCCTGTCGGCTGGAGCTA